TCTCAAGATCTACGGAAACTTAGCTAACACATAATTATAAAATGATAACTATTAGTCATTTCCTCATCTTAGGAACTATTTATTTTTGATAAGTTATCAGATTTGGAGTAATTTTATGTCTTCGTTATTAGAAGAAGCAATTGTGGATGCTAAAGCCCTTAAGGAAGCAGCACTTAAAAATGCTGAACACGCCGTATTAGATAAATATTCCGGCGAAGTTAAGAAAGCTTTAGACACGCTTCTAGAACAGGATGAACTTGAGATTGGCGAAGACGTTGAAGTCTCCGAAGATCTCGCAGAGTTTATTGAAGATACTCCATACGCATTTCAGAACGAAGAGTTGGGCGCTCCAGACCCAGAAGAAATTATTGAGATTGATTTTGATGCCCTTAAAGAACGTCTGGCTGAAGAAGACGAAGTGGTTGAAGAAGAGTCTCTCAATGACGCTCTTGAAATAGCAGACACGCTTGAAGAGGGCGACAGTGAAGATCCCACCTTTGCTCAGATGGCAGACGACGAGGACGCCGCCGAAGCTACCACCGCTGTGACTGCTGGTGGCGAGGAAGAAGGATATCTAGGTCTGAAGGAAGATGAGGAAATTGCCCTCACCCAAGAGATGCTTTCTGATCTTATCGAAGAGTTGGTTGTAGATATGGTCCCGCGCCCCGAGGGGTGGTCATCGGTTAACTCCGCTGACAATAGTGTCATACAAGCCAATAATGACGCCATGGCAGCTGCCCAAGCCGCCCACCTCGAAGAAGACGAGGAAGAAGAGGAGGCGGCACAAACTGTGGATACAGTTTCTGATGCCACTCTCTATGAGACACAGATCTCACAACTTACAGAATCAACAAGAGAGCTACGTGCTCTCTTAATTGAGTCCAAGTATCAGCTTACTAAGATGAACTTGGAAAACGCCAAGCTTGTTTATCAAAACAAGGCTTTGAATAGCACCTCCTTGAATGAGCGACAAAAAACTCAAATTGTCGAAGCTGTTCAATCTGCCAATTCTGTTGAAGAAACAGGTATGATTTTTGAAACAATTCAAAACGCAGTGGGTGTTTCGAACTCTAATAGTTCGAGACCACAAACACTTCGTGAAGCAGTTCAGAGACCTACCTCGATTTTGATTAATTCTAAGAAAAACAACACGGCAACTATAGACCCAAATATGGGTCGAATGCTGCGTTTAGCAGGTTTGAATAAATAATGACATTCATTAATAACAATATTATAGGAGGTTTTAAAAATGTCTATCGTTGAGAAATTAACAGAAGGCATCGTAAACCGCGACCTCTCTACCGAAGGCGCTGCGCTCATCTCTAAATGGGAAAGCACAGGACTTCTAGAGGGTATCGGTAGCGATACACTTCGCAACAGTATGGCTCGGTTGCTTGAAAACCAAGCCAAGGAGCTTCTCCGTGAGGCGTCCAGCATGTCTGCTGGTGACGTCCAGGGTTTTGCAGCTGTTGCATTCCCNCTCGTNCGCCGTGTATTCGGCAATCTGATCGCAAACGAACTCGTTTCCGTTCAACCAATGAGCCTGCCGTCAGGTCTCATTTTCTTCCTCGATTTCACATTCGCTGGTACCCGAGGTACCGATGCACGAATGGGCTTCGATGCAGGTACATCACTTTATGGTGGTGGTGCCGTTGGTGCGCAAATCACCGGTGGTGTTAACCTAGCCGGACAGGAAGGTACAGTCGCCCAGGGTCCGTACAACTTACGTAATGGCTACTCGTCTCCGACGGGTTCTCTTAATGCTGGTGATAGCACTCTCATTGCTTCCGGTACCATTGGTGCCGGCGGACAGGCTGCGCTCGCGACGTATATGATGGGAACCGGTCTAACCGGTTCGCTGCCGACGGTTGTGGATGTTCAGTCCATCTTGCGCTTTGATCCGGATCTTACGTCTGGTTCGACGTTCGCAATCTGTGAATTAGCAATCGCGGATACGGACTTTTTCAACCGTGATGATCTTAATGCCATCACTCAGGTTGTAGTCGCCTCCACCGCCGCGTTCGAGAAAGATGCTGCACGTCTGATCCCTCGGCTTACCGCTTTAAGCCGCTCCGTCGCGACTCCGGACACTGTGAACCGGGATATTGTTCGAGTGGTCTTCGTCTCGACTGGTTCTGCGATTCAGACCGGACAGGCTGCTGATCTGTTCACCTACGAAATCCCAATCGTGGATAACTTCCAGGCGGGTGGTGCTCTCGGCTCTGTCGAGGGTGAGATCCCCTGGGCTCTCGAAGCTAATACAGCCATTCCCGAGATCGACATCAAGGTCGACTCCGTGGCTGTCACGGCTGTCACCAAGAAGCTCAAGGCCAAGTGGACTCCGGAGTTAGGACAAGATCTTAACGCCTACCACAACCTTGATGCCGAGGTGGAGCTGACTCAGATTCTTTCTGAGCAGATTGCTCTTGAGATTGATAATGAGATCCTTGAGGACCTCGTCACAGGCGCTCGTGCCGGTATTCGTTACTGGTCGCGCTCCCCCGGTGATTTCCTCGATCGTGAGACCGGCGCCGCAAACGCTGCTCCAGAGTTCACGGGTAACGTCTCCGAGTGGTATGAGACCCTCATTGAGTCTATCAATGATGTTTCTGCTGCGATTCACCGTAAGACCCTCCGGGGTGCAGCTAACTTCATCGTCTGCGGACCCGAAGTTGCTAACATCCTTGAGTTCACCAGTGGCTTCCGTGCCAATGTGACCGCTGATAGCGATCGCGGAGATGCGGGTGCTGTTAAGGTTGGTTCCCTTTCGAAGAAGTTCGACGTTTTTGTCGATCCGTACTTCATGCGCAATGTGGTCCTTGTGGGTCGCCGCGGAAGTAGCTTCCTTGAGAGTGGCTATGTGTATGCACCTTATGTGCCGCTGCAGACCACACCTACTATCTTCGGCGTTGAAGACTTCGTGCCTCGCAAGGGCGTGATGACCCGGTATGCCAAGAAGATGGTTCGTCCCGATATGTACGGTCTCGTGATCGTCAAGGGCGTCGTAACTGGTTAATACGTCTGACGCAAGGTCAAAATAGTAAAGCCCCGTCTCTTTGAGGCGGGGCTTTCTATTTAGTAATGTATCAATAGAGGAACTTTAGATGGCTATTCCAAAACTTAATCCTGCTTCAACTTCAAACGCTAATATTCTGCCGTCAACAGGGTCCACCGGCAATGTGTCTGCCACGTTGCCATTTGGAATGTATGCTTCCTCTGCGTACTTTCTTTCGGGTGCCGCCGATCAGGTAGCCTATACTTACAAGAAGCTTGGCGGAGACGTTTTAGATATTGAACTAACCGAAGGCAACGTATATGCGGCATACGAAGAAGCAGTGCTAGAATACTCCTATTTGGTAAATCTTCACCAGACTAAAAACTCTCTTTCTGCATATCTTGGGTCTGCCACCGGTTCCTTTGATCAAGATGGAACAATACCATCCGGCGAATCTCTATCCGGTTCAAATGTTGCTTTAAGATATCCTAAATTTGATTATGGATATGTCCGCCGGGTCTCCGAGCGGATGTCCACGGAGGTGGGCTTCGGCGGCACGGTACCCATCTATTCGGCGTCTGTGGCGATGGTACCAGATCAGCAGGATTATGATCTGCAGACGATCATCTCTGCATCCTCAGCAGCTAGTTCATCGGCATTTTATTTTGAGAAGGTGGGTGACAAGAGAGTGGTGATTCGTAAAGTATATTTTAAGACCCCGCGCGCGATGTGGAGATTCTATGGTTATTATGGTGGTTTTTCTGTTGTAGGCAACATGAGGACCTATGGTCAGTACGCGGACGATTCCACTTTCGAAATCGTTCCAACCTGGCAAAATAAATTGCAAGCCATGGCATATGAGGACGCACTATATACCCGGGTATCTCACTACTCGTACGAGATCCACGACAATAGGCTCAGATTGTTCCCCCGTCCCACCACTACGAGCCCAGCATACTATTGGGTGGAGTTCACTATCGAGCGCGAGAACGAACCCTGGGACGACAGCGGACGCGGAAACACAGGAGTTGAAGGAATTAATAACCTCAATACGCTTCCATTTGAAAATCTCCCATATAAAAACATCAACGCGATCGGCAAACAGTGGATCCGGCGTTTTGCTCTAGCGCTCACGAAGGAGATGCTGGGGCAGATAAGAGGCAAGTTCTCCTCGATCCCCATCCCTGGCGAAAGTGTCACACTCAATGCGTCCGATCTTTTGACACAATCGAGAACCGAGCAAGACAACTTGCGCACAGAGCTGAAGACAATTCTAGACGAAACGACGTACGCCAACCTAGCTACTGTGGATGCAACACTTCAGGATTCTACCAAGAAGGTTACTGAAAATATTCCAGCCGGCATTTTTGTGGGGTGAGGTAAATGTCTAGAAGCAAAAGAACACAGAAACAAATTGAAAATAAACGTAAGCAGCGCTTTGATTATGTGGGTGACAAAGAGGTTGCCGAAAAGCTTCACGAGATTGAGGTTACACCCTCGACTTTAGAAACTATTGATGGTGCGATGATTAAGTTTATCGACGAAACACTCAATTTATCTGTAACTACCAATGAGGGATTCAAGAAAGTTCCTGTTATATGGGTAAGTGCCGAACGAGCCTACCAGATTAAACACAACAAAGATCTGAGGGACACAGAGGAGACCTTGATTCTTCCTCTGATAACCGTTGATCGCGCTTTGGTGACGAAGGATCCTAACTTCAAAGGAACAGTCTTCGCCAACCTTTATCCAGAAGCTGGTCCCAAAGGTGGTACCATTACGATCGCTCGCCGGATCAATCAAAAGAAGACAGCTGAATTTCAAAATGCCGAGGCTAACCGAAAGTACGGGACGAGCCGCACAGTCGCTAGCAAAATGAAAAATACTAACAAAAGAAATATGTCGACCGCCAAGACGGTATATGAAACTATTACCATTCCTATTCCCGTCTGGGTGAAAGTGATTTATGAGATATCAGTCAGATCTGAGTATCAGCAGCAGCTTAACGAAATGATCACACCCTTTCTAACCATCCCGGGAAACTCCAGGACCCCACGACGGATTGAGAATGAAGGACATTTTTATGAAATATTTATTGACGGCGACGTGAGCGACAACGCCAATAAAGCAGACTTAGGGATGAGCCAGAGAAATTATGAGTCTATCATTAAGATTGAAACCTTGGGGTATCTCATCGGCGAAGGAGATAATCAAGAAAAACCCAGGATTGTAAAACGCGAAAATGCTGTGGAATTTAAGTTTGCTAGAGAAAGAACAATCTTCGGGGATATCCCCGATACTATTAAAGATGGATTTTATAGAGAATAGTACCATTCATACTATATAATACTATTTACTTTTGAACATTTACCAATGCGTAGGAGAACATAGCTAATGTCAGTTAAAAAGTACAGATTCGTATCCCCCGGAGTTTTCGTCAATGAAATCGACAACTCCCAAATTCCTGCATCCCCAGCAGGCATCGGACCGGTCGTCATTGGTCGTGCCGAGAAGGGTCCTTCCCTACGCCCTACCAGCGTTAACTCATTTGAAGAGTTCGTCAGTGTTTTTGGAGCACCCGCAGCAGGCGGCGCAGGCGACGATGTATGGCGCGAAGGCTCTGATAAATCTGCCACGACTTACGGCGCATACGCAGCGCAGGCATACCTTCGCAATAGTTCTCCTCTAACTTACATTCGCCTCTTGGGCGCCCAGACCACTGCTGATGGCGGACCGTCTGCTGGTTCAATCGGCGAGGCAGGCTGGTCTATGAACTCTGCCTACGGTTTGTATATTTTCCACGATACCGACACCAAACAGCAGTTGACCGGTGCGCTTGCAGCCCTCTTCTACTGCAATAGTGGTACAGAGGTGATGCTTTCCGGCGCGGTTGCCACATCAGGATCCGGTCTCCTCGGGGCGGGAGTCATCGAGCTAAGCGCTTCATCGTACACCGGCAGCCACATCGTAGTGGCCGACACAGGAACAAACTACGAGTTCAAGATGCTTATCAAGAACGCGAGCGGAAGCGCCGATGCTATTACCACCTACACTTTCAACTTTAATGAGAACGACTCTCGCTACATCCGCAAGGTCTTCAATACTAACCCACAGAAAACTAACACTAGTGTAGTAGCCGCAGGATCTGCCCTTAATTACTTCCTAGGGGAAACCTTTGATCGTCACTTGAAGGCGAATGTTACCACAGCCGCAATTGATGCCTCCAACATAGGGCGTACATTGGGCTCGACCGCGAAGCTAATCAACGGAGCATCCACAGCGGGCTCCGACTACGCGGGCAACAGTGCTCAGTCTGCTCAGACTCCTAACATCATTTCGTGCCGACTTTCCCCAAGTGATGCCCCGGTTAGTCTGTTTGCTATTCATGCTCTCAATGCGCCGGGTGACTGGACAAACCGGAGCATCAAGATTTCTATTCAAGATATTAAGCGCTCCACTAACGATTCTACTACTTACGGCACCTTCAGCGTTGTTGTCCGGGCTCTCAGTGATTCCGACAACGTGGTGCGCATCGTCGAACAGTTTGATGAGTGTGACCTTAACCCTGACTCTCTCAACTACGTGGCGCGCAAGATCGGCGACTCCTACGAATCGTGGAATGAGACTGAGCGCCGTTACACTAACTACGGCGACTATCCAAACAATTCCAGGTATATTCGTGTTGCTATGAATTCTAACGTTGATGCTGGTCTTATGAATCCCTCTCTCGTACCATTCGGTTTCTCCGGCATCGTTAAATATGACGACGAGGAGCTTCTGAATACTTCGGATGCTGACGGTAATTGGGCAACCGGCTCCATCGATGCGCTCGCCTTTCCAGCCATCTTGGCGGGGGATAACTGGACATCCGGCTCGGTGTTCGCCCTCTTGGGACCGAACGCATTCGCGAGTTCCACCACCCTGCAAATCAAAGCTCTCTACCCAGCCCCAGAACTTCGCGTTAGCGCATCTGCAGGCGGGCGCCCCGCAGGCGGACTCAGCAACCGTACGGATGCTTACTTCGGATTCCAGACTACACAGACTGCTGGCGGCACCGTATTCGATAAGTCTACTATCGATCTTCTGCGCCCACGCGGCGGGATGGTAGGAGACATGTTCTCGGGCGCCTCCGCGAACGTCCGCGAGCTATCTCTAGAATTTACGCTCGACGATATTTCCGGTTCCGGTGGCTTCTGGGTCAGCGGCTCACATAACTTGTCTATCGGCGGCACCGATGGTGGCTCTCTCACCCGCGCCTTCGGCGCCGTGAGCGGTGTATTGGATCAAGGCTTCGACCGCTTCACAGTTCCACTGTACGGCGGTTTCGATGGTGTTGATATCACAGAAATGGATCCGTTCAACAGTAGTACGCGGGTGATTCCGTCTACTGCTACCGACAAGACAAGCTACGCATTCAACTCTATTCGACGAGCCATCGACTCAGTCTCTGATCCAGAGGTCGTGCAGATGAATATGGCTGCCATCCCTGGACAGACCAGCGAAGGTCTTACAACTAACCTCGTGCGTGTTTGCGAGGATCGTGCGGATGCCCTGGCAGTTATTGACTTGGCACAGGGCTACATCCCGCGAGAACAGAGCAACGCTTCTGCAGCCTCGCGCCGCAGCAACACACAGTCAACAATTTTGCAGGCTGTTAACGGACTCCGCTCCAGAGGACTTAACTCCTCATATGGTTGCACCTATTATCCATGGGTTCGTGGACGTGATACCCTGAACGGTGCCATGGTGTGGTTGCCCCCATCTGTCCCTGC